CCCGTGCCTTCCTACTTGTTTCTTCTTTATTAATTTCGTCTAATTCTTTGTCAAATAATATTTGATACTTCTGAATTTCTTCAGCATCGTTAAGATAAATAAATACCTCTAACAGGGCACCAAATAATATGATTCTTTCATTTTCATCTCTAAGCCAATGAGCGGCCTCAGAGCCAACCCAATAGTCTGCATTCTCAGCTAGTCTTGAATTAAAGGAAGCTTCAGTTTTGTCTACTGCAGCAGAGTAGCTGGTAGCTGTACCTGCAATGTCAATAGTTCCTAATCCAGATTTCCAGTTATTATAAGTTCCTGCGTATTTAGCGTTGAGGGAAGGTAGTCTACGGTAGTAATGTATATCTATTTCATCCAACCTTTTAAAGTTGCCATGTAACTTTAGTTCATTACCTATTCTTGTATAAAAGAAAAATTCTTTTGTTTGACCAAATCCGTCGTTAAAAGTTCTGTTGTCTACTTTCTCATTATAAACAATACCAGGGTTTTTATTAAGAGTATCGGCATTTCTTATAAATATTATCTCAATCATATCAACAGGAACTCTTATTGAGAGTACAGATCCACCACCAAGAAATGCACTTGGCCCTATATCCGGAGAAGTACCTACTACTCCTGCTGAGTCTAACTCTTCCTGTGTACCTTCTACTACGTAAGTTCTTGTAACTTCTAATGGCGGCACACGAAGTGTTCTGTAAGCTTTGTCTGCGGCGTACTCAGAACATTTAGTTACCACCGAGTTAGGAAGAACAGAGACTTCTCTATTTGCCCAGTCTCTAATCATTCCTGCATTGTTTCCAGTGTAATCACCGGATCCTACAAATTCTGCGTATGTAGCCATAATAAACCTCTATGTCATTACTAGTAAGTCCGGATACTCTGTCTTTAACAGATAGACTAATTTCTTTTTCTTAGCAGGATCGTGCATAAACTCTGGATCTAGTATATCCAAGTTATATTTAGTATTAAGCTCTAATACAATTACGTTTGGAATAGAACACATTTTCTGATAATGCGATTTTTTATTCCTTCCTGCTTCTCTTTCTTTTTTAATATCTTGTATAGTGTCTGAAATGTTTCCTTCAACTCTCCATACACTACCACCTGTATTATCAGTAACCATTTGTCCCGTAAGATCTCCGGTTAAAGAACTATGTGTAAACTTTGCCATGCTGTGCCTTTTATTTATAGTGAGTCTATATAAGTACTAAAATCACCATTATTTGTAAGATTGCCTACCTGAATTCTATATACAGTAGTTGCAGTAGAACCTATCGCAATTATGTTATGTGTAGCACCCGGTCTAGACAAATATACTTTAGTAATTTTACCTGTACTGGGATCTACTTCTACGTGATTCTCACCACTCAAACCAAAAGTAGCTTCTTGTGAAGCTCCAATTAGTGTCTCACCACTAACTACTAGTGCGTTGGCGTTTGCTGTAATTTTAATTAACATTTACTACTCCTATTAGTAAAAAGAGGACACCCGAAGGTGCCCCCTTGTAGTAAGTTTAAGCGCCGATGTTAGCGATTACACCCCAAGCGTTAGGGTTAGAACATTCAAGCGTAGTCTCTTCAACGAACATACCTACAGTGGAGTCACCGTTTTGACCTACGTCAACTTCCTGCATAGGACGGAGAGTAGCCATTTTGAACCACATTGGATCGTATACCAATGCGAAGGCATCTTGGATAGATACTTCATCAGCTGAAGTACCGCCTGTTCCTGTTGCGTTTGCAGCAAGGCCCATGATGTAGTTAGGCTCAACCATAACGTCACCGAAATCAGACATATAGATGTCTACTGCTTGACGCAGTTTACCGGACTCATCAATGTTACGACGAACATTTGAACCTGTAGCATTCGCTTTAGCAGAGAATGTACGGCGGTTCTTTGGCGAAAGCATAACACGAGTGGCTTTACCGCCAGCTTCGTAAATTGTTTGCATGATTTCGTCAATGTGGGACAACTCAAGCTCACCTACGTTTGCACTTGTAGATTCTGTTGAGAAGTTGTTAGCACCAATGCCTGACTCTGCAGCAGTAACACCTGCATTAGAAATACGAGCAGCGGTATTACCGGAATCTGTTGATGCAACGTTAACAACGTTGGAAGCCCAAGAATATACACCAGCCATAGTACCTGCTGCTGAAGCGGAACCTGGAGTAGATACGTTAAGTGAGTGAATCAGATCAGCTTCAACATCACGGCGCATTTCTGTGCCACGCTTTTTGAGTTGATAAGCATACTCATCTGCAACACCTGCTTGGTCTACCGCACGTTTGGTGCCGGAGACTGCAACTGTTTTAGCGTTAATTTGAGTATAGTTACCAAGACGAGAGCGATTACGATCTGCGTCTGCAAGTACTACACCACCGCCTGCACCGTGGTCACCACCAGTTGTTGTACGACCATCTGGAGTAACAGCATCAAAGTCAGCACCTTGTGCAACACGAGAGTTGCCGGGAGCTTTCAATTCGTCTGTTTGCCATTCGTGGTAAATACCAGTAGCTTTTGTTTTGCCGATAGAGGACATGAAAGGAGTTTCATCACGAGTAATCATCGAGATAAAGTTTGCCAAATCCTCTTTTTCGGATACTGCTGCGCTTGATGCGCCTGAAGGAAAGCGGTTGCCTGTTGCGTTAGCCGCTTGTGTTGATGCACCGGAGGTGCCGTAACGTCCTGTTGCCATTTTATTTATACCTATATATTAGCCGAATACTGGCTTATCGTGTAGGAGCAAACTTTTTTAAGAACTCGATTTGATCTTCATTAGATGCATTTTGTTTAAATGCACGAGCCTTAACAGTTGCTTCCCTATCTTGTTTACGTTTAGTTGGTGTTCTAGCTTTCTTAGCAGGTACTTTCTTTGCGGGTATCTTAGCACGCTTTTTAGCGCCACTTTGTACTCCCTTTTTCAATCGTCTAAACTCATCCACAAATTTTACTAAGTTAGGATCTGATACTACATCAATAAGGGCCTCCGGTAGACCTTCCTCTAGCGCAAATTCACGCACAGAGTCTTTGATGCTATCATCCCAATCCGGGATAATATCTGTAATAGTATCATTAAAGTGTTTAACAGATTCTTGAAATTGTTGTTGTTGCAAAGCCTGTCGTTGTTGGTCTACTTGTGTAGCGAGAGCTTCTCGTTTATTTCTTGCAGTCCAATAAGCATTTTGAGCTTTAGTCTGTTCTTGCGTAAGTTCACCAATTTCATAAGTATCACCTTCTCCCTGAGCTATTGCTAACTTTTGGGTAATATCATGATACTTTTTCTGATGATTCATTTCTTCGCTGTAAACTTCGTTTGCTACAATTGTTGCTAAGTTTTCTATTTCACCTAGTTTTTGAGTACGCTCTTCCTCTAACGATTTACGAGCTTCCCCAATTTCACGACCTTGTTTGCTGAGATGTTGTTTGGTAGCAGAACCAGCAATCCAATCTGATAGCGGTAGAGTAACCTCTTCACCGTCAATTTTGTGGGTTACCATAATGTCTTCTAAGTCATCTAGTGCGTAAGTTTCAACTTCGGTAGCCTCAGCATCTCCGTCTTCCTTTTCACTATCTTCCTCTTCTTCATTATCTGGTTCAACATCATCTTCATATTCGGCAGAATCTACAGGCTCTTCAAGGTCTTCTTCTGTTCCTGTTTCTTCTGAGTCCTCAAGCTCAAGCTCGGGTTGAGATTCTTCGGGCATCGGAACCACCCCAGCTTCCTGGAGTATTTCAGATTTATTAAGAATGTCTGCAAGCATTTGATCTTCAGAACCGCTGTTGTCTAATAGGTCATCCTCTCGGGTAGAATTATTTTCTTCAGCCATTATTCAGTTACCTCCTTGCTAAGATAAGGGTTGTTCTTTCCGAAGTTCGGATTCCCTCTTTTTCTTTTAGGAGCGTAATTCTCTTCAAGCATTTCTATTAATGCTGATCGATATTCGACCAGACCTCTTACCGTATTAGCATCATTCCTAATCCGGTTAGCTCCATTAATATCTGCAATGTGTTGATTAATATAATAGTCTATTGACTTTTCAATATTCTCTATTACTTTATCAATTGATTCTCTACTGCTTCTAAGCATCACTATTTACCTCACCTAATTCTTCCATGATAGGAATATTCCGGCCTCGTGTCTCCATACTAATTAACTTCTCTTTAACGCTACCAAGCGCCATAGAGCAAGCATATAAGTGTTCTCGACTCTTGCTTTCATGAGGTTCTGTTCTCAGCCATTCAATAAAGAAATCTACAAGGATATCCCCGTATGCTGAGTCAAAGAAGCTATTGCGAGTGTGTGCAGCAAACTCTGCTTCTTGTAGTGCGATCTGCGATAGACGATCTGGATGCACCTTCTTGGTCATCCTCTTTTCGCCTGATTCTCTGTACTTTTCCATAATTTACCTTATAAGCACATCATCCTTACGGGTAGAGGTGCGGTAGAAGAGGGGGCTACTGCCCACCTCCTCCTATAGCTTGTTGTAGTAATTGAGCTGCTTGTGCAGGATCAATTCCCATTTGTTTTACCATTGCATCTAATGATTGAGTTTCTCCTGAAGGTGCCGCCTCAATAGACTTAACTATTTCTACAGCCTTCATCATTATTTCATCCATGTTCCCCGGAGTCGGGAGATGCTCTGGTGGTACTTCTGCTTTAATTGCAGCAGTTTTGAGTCTAGCCCATTCTTGGCTATGACGATCAAGTGCAATAGCTGTCTGCCTAATGTTATCTTGAAGCGAGTTATCCGCTTGAACTTTAGTATAAACAGAGTTAGCTTCTGCTTGTTTAGCTTTAGATTCTTCAACACGATTATTAATCTCCTTAATCTTAGCTTCTTGTTCGGCTGCAGTTTTTTGTAACTGCTCTGCTTGTTTAAGGAACTCTTCCGTAGTATGGTCCTGAAGGTAATTCTCCGGCTTGAGGTCAAGAGTATTTAGCATGTCAAAGGCAATATTAGCTATTGCATCTGGCTTAATCATACTTCCTGCTCCTGATTCCTTGAGCATAGGTACAAGTTGAGATGCAACCAACATTAACTTGTCACGCTTATTAGCGTTAGAGTTTTCTCCAAGGTTTACATCTACTTCTATTTCAATAAGCTCTGGAAGATTCTTAAGATCTATATTAAGTATTTCACCTCTACGATCTGACATGATTGATACTTCATCCATGTTATCACGAATAGATTTGAATACACCTTCACACAAACGTTTAAACCCACCTTCAGCAAACTTACGTGCAATATGTTGAATACGTTTTTGACTTGCATTCATCACTTGGCTTAGCTTTATTTCGCTGTTACCAGACACATACAACTCATCATTAAGCCCTTGCGCTGCCTTAGACATACCTGTTGCTTGTTCTTTATGAACTTGCAGGTGCTGAAGCAGGGGCACTGTTCCCGCACTAATAGGGCTTGGAGGTAAATCCGATACCGCACCTTGAGGATTTCCGTTAGTTGGAATAATTTGTTTTGGTCTTAAGTTTTGTAAAGCAGAGAAGTCTACAACGTTAGGATCCGCAAGCTTAGGGGAGTAGTTAGTAAGATAAGTATTTTCTACGAAACCACGCAAAATAGCTGTTGAGGTTAAGGTAGTAGAACGAGTCATATCTGCTACTGATAGTCCAAAGAACTCGTAAGGAATTTCAAATGGGCTAAGAGAAGCGAGTGGCACATAACTACAATCTTCTTCGTATAAGATAGTTGAGCCTGCAACAATAAAGTGCTTTAATTCAGCAATACCGTCACCATCACGATCTACTTCCATCCAACACTCTGTAACAGATACGTTACGATTAGCCTCTAATGATACATCTTCTGCATCACCCATGCCTTCGTAATGCGCTTGTCCTGTTACTCTTTTACGTACTGCTACGTCATGCGAATATGCCGAGTGATCATCTGAAGAGGTAGGTAATACTGACCAGTCCTCAACTTCGTCTGCAATATCAGGGTACATCTTACGTATGTCTGATCGAGACATTTCTATTTGAATACCAACAAAGCTGGCAGTTTCAATACTGCTTGCGTCTCTTGAAATCAAAAAGTTTTCTGGTGGAACATTTTCAATTTTAACTTTAGACATATCATACGTTCTTTTAAGACGTACATCTTCGTAGGTATTAGTCATAGGGTTAAAGTTTAATTCACCAACAACTTCCACATCCTTGTCAGATAGTTTAAGATCAAGAGCTTCTTCTGTAAGAGAGTCATACTCTTCAAACTTAGTGGAAACATCTTCAACAAAGTCCCAACGGATTACTGAGTTCTTCCACAACAAAGCGGATTTAACCCAAGTATTCATTAG